TCCGTTTCCTAAAAGTAAAGTTGTCGCGTGCTCCCCACTCATAGAAGATGCAGCCGACTCGAATATCTCCGCCGGAATAGCTGAACTCTCATCGCAAAGCAATAATACGTTTTGACTATGAATTCCAGCCAGGGTCTCGGGATTCTCTTTGGCTGCTACTCGAAACGAAATAAAGCTCTCATTTGGTGCAGCCTTGAGGCGGATCTGCTCGGCTAGTACTTCCATTCCATCCTTTATGACGTCCGGAAGGACATTAACCCAGGCGCGGACCTCTGAACCTAATGCGTCATGCAATTGCGAGTGTGACGGGGCACTTATTATTGTTTTTTGTGGAAACCGGAAAATCATGTGCCACAATGCTACCCAGGATGCGCAGCAACTCTTGCCCACGCCGTGTCCGCTGACGATTGAGATTCTGCGGCGCTGCGATTCATACTTGCCCGCGCCAGCAATCATGTCTAAAACATCACCCTGCCAGTCATCCGGGATTGCTCCCAGGACTTCCTCAACGAAAAGGCGTGGATTGTTGACGTAGCGGTTTTGGAACTTCTCCAGGGTGGAAGCTAATTCATTTTGGGCCATGTTTTTTCCTGTAATGTGCTAAGGCATTATCGTGACACTCTTTAAGGCGCTGCTTTGCCTCTTCGAGTAATTCTTGAAAATCTCTTTCTTCTAACTCATTATCCTGGCGGCGGTATTTTTTTTTCGACTGGTGGACCTGACTGCCGCGGTTTTTTATTCCGGGTAATTTTTCCATTTTTTTTATATAAAAAAATTTTGAGAAAATGAGCAAGGGCGTGTATTGAACCTGCTCTCGAGCACGCCCCTGGAATGTAGCGACGGGGGGGCAAAAATGCGCCCAAAAGTGACAAATCTATATGTGCGATAATGACAATTAGTGTACATATGATGAGGGACATCGGGTCAACAACCCTATGCTCCCCCTTGCTACTGCTCACTCTCCGGCTCTTCGGCCTCATTTGTCCGCAATATGTCCGCATCTTCCGGGTTTATCACCTTCGGTTCACGCTTGGCCATCAAGCCCTTGAGTTGCTCCAGGTAGATCTGGTTAACATCCGTGACTTTGATGTCAGCCTGTACCTTCTGAAGGTCTCCCCATATCTTCTGGTCCATGCGGCTGCTCAACCACTGCCGCGCCTGGAGGCTGACCGATGCACGTTTCGGGTCGAGCTCGCCACTTTCGACGCGGTTGGCGATATCCTCCATGCGCTCGACGTGGACCAAGGCCCTAGCCTCGCGTGCGCGAGACAATCTGGCCGTGAGCTCAGGCGACCTTCGCATCCTTCCTTGCACCGTTGTGTATGGTATATCCTCAACCTGGCAATACTCCATGAGCGCCATGCCCGAGCTAATCGCATCGAACACGCCATCCCAAAAGTCTGGAGTCTCCATCAACTTTGCTACTCGTATCTTCCTCAATCCTTTCTTGGATTTAATGACTGGATTCTTCCTTGGCATTCTTCCCTTTCAATGTCGTTAGATGTTTCAGGTGTACCGGGTGTATTTTTTTAAACATACTCTAATCGTAGTGATACCATAGTCTCGGACCCCTTTAGGTGTATAAGTGTAGGGGGGACCCCCATATATAAGGGGTAAATAGCTCTTTTATAGCCAATATTTAGGTAATAGGTATACCCCTATATTTTTACACCTATAATACTCTATCCCTTACCCAGTCTACGATTACTGGGTGTATCGCAATTGTTTAGGTGTAACACCTGAAAAACATCTATTCCGAAAAGTACACAATTGACGGTCTTTTGCTTACACCTATAACCCTATGCTCACGATTAATGAGCTCACTATCAAACAGATCATCGAGCAGTGCTTTTCGGTGCATCCTCGACTTTAGAAACCGTGTTCTTTGAACAAGATCTTTCATTGATATCCCATTAGGTCCACAACCTCTAATTATAGCTTCAACCCTCTTGCTCTCCCGCTCGTATTCGTTATCACTCAAGTTCTCTCTAATTGCCACACAAGCATTCCTAACAATGGCGTTTGTCAACTCGCACCCATACTCCGCATCCTCCGCAGTAATATCAGTGAACCTTGAACCCGCCAGGATCAGTGCAATTTTCTTTGATATCTCTGCTGCTCTGACCCACATAGATGAAGTATCAGCGCCCAGGTCTGACAGTCTCAGTGTTTCTTTCTGGAATGCCCGGAATATCTTCTTTGCATTTTCGGAAGACCTAATAACCAGGGGCTTCGGTACGCATAGCTCTGCAATGTTCCCCTTTGCTCCAGGATCAATAGGCATATCGTTATATGTTCTCACCTTGGTTGTGAGCTCGTAAGGAATGTCCCCAATTATGCCAGCCTCATTAACAGGCGGTCTTTCTTCTTTTGCATTGAATATACAGAACCTGTTCAAAGTACCCGAGGACACGGCATCACTGGTAAGGGATCCCCAAAACGATTCCTTTGTTGAGCTCCCATAAATTGATGCACTTGGCTGATCTATTTCAAACCTTTCTGTATCACCTTTCCTGTTTGCCAGGTCGGTCCCAAAAAACTTGGAAGAGCTCGAGCCATATAATTCCAGGAACATACTTGATACGTCTCTCAGGTGTGAGTTTGAGTTAGGATTCATAATGGAAGAAATATAGTGCCCGAACTCATCAATCATGTATAAACAGGACGGTGTCGCAGAAATCGTGCGCTCAATTGCGCTCCTACTGGAAAGTTTCTCTGCTCCGAACCCATTTGCACCTGTTTGGGCAAACATTAGCTTGATGCACTTTCTAGCGTGTTCTTTGCCTATTCCGGTCCTTCCGAGTGCTGCAACATATATATTTGGCCTAATATCTGACTCATCTCTAATCTTGCGCCCTAACAAGGTAGCAGTAAATGCCAGGGACGCTCCGAGTGCGAGCTCAGGTTGCGGGAACCAAGCAGTATCTGTTATGAACTTTGCCCAGTCTCCAACAAATCCAGGCGGATTGAGCAGCGACTCTTCGATGGGTTGTATATTTCTCTCCTGGCGTTTTTCCAGGTTAGTTTTCCTGGGACGTCCAATCGGCTCATTATATGTATGCTGGTTATGGTCATATGCTTCAGCAAATTGAGAGACGACCGCCGGGGTAAAATAATTCTCCAGATCTTTTGGTCCTCTATTTTCGCAATGTGCGTGGCTGCATTTAAATGCCCTGGTTCCATCCTTAAATATTATTGTGGACCTGTCACCATCCTTCCCAGTCGAATGTAAATGTCTCCAGGGACACTGGACCAGGATAGTCTCTCCAATTTCCTTGATGACCATCCCCTGGCTTTCAAAGACTTCATTCCATCTTACGGTCCCATACTTATATTGTTGGATAGGTCTGTTTGCTACCGGGAGCATTGGTTGCTGCTCAGTTACTTCAATCGGTATTGCATCCTCGTTACCTTTGAGCTCCGGGTCATAGCTTGTAAAGCAGATCCTGTTAATATCCTTACATGATGGATCCAGTTCGACCTTGTGTTTGTCCAGGAAGTATTTTTCAGCCGCATAGAAACTGGCAGTGTGTTTTTCAGGATCATCGGGAACCCGGATAGCGAGCTTGACCCCTTTTCCGGAAGGCGAAAGAAAAGACGCCCTCACATGAGGATCCATTGCCAGGTCATCTCTAAGTTGCTCCGGATCCTGGTCTGGATTATCGATATCACCCTGTATAAGACCAGAGTATCTGACTATCGAATCCTTTGCTCTTTCCCGGAACAATCCGGACATAGTAATAGCCCATAGTTCCTTCTTTTTTTCGTTGTAGGCTTCCTTGCCTTGTGAGCGTAAGATCTCTCTCAATTCTGTAATCTCCTGCTCCCACCTCCCTGTTCTAACGTCTTCCCAAAAGTCATCGCTATCGACCATCATTGGCCGAGTCGAGCGAGCTCCTTGGAATATACTAAGTTGTGTCATTTCTCTCCTATATTAATTTTCTCAATCTCATATACGCCAGGTAGCATCGATAAGCATCCTTTGCGAGCTCCTTCCTTTTCCTCTCATACTCCTTACCTGCTTCGACTCTCTTCTGAGCAGCAGCGGCCTCTTTATCGTGTTTGTTCATCTCATCCACCTTATAATTTCGTATGCCACTTGAGGCACAATGGCATTCCCAATGGCCTTTAATCTTTTGGTACGGTCAGGAATTTTTTCACCAACTCTAGGAATATCCGGCTCATTCATCCAGTAATCTTCGTCCAATCTTTTGGGTAGCCCATCAGATAATGTTCCACCCAGTCCGGGTTGAGTGATCCCTTCGTCTCCTCTTCTAACATTCGCTCCTCTAGATTCGGACCACGGGTTCCCCTCTTTTCTGCTCCCCTCTTGCTTGGGATCATCACTACTGTTGGAGTCGGCCACATCTTGCCCTCTTGATTCACTTGATATTCCAGAGATTGAGTAGCCCAGTTCCCTTTGTTGAAAGTTCTCTGACCTCGACCTGTTGAGTCCATGACCGATGGAGTCGGCCACATCTTTACTGCTGTTTCCAGAGTCGCCCCAAACTTGGTTCCCTTTGCTGACACCCTGCTCTTGCCATCCTCCGCTACTGATCCCGATATTGCCCCGGTGTGTGGTCCCCTCG